CAGTTTGCGAATCCACACACGCTCAAGGCGTAAATACAATATGAAACATACCATTGCCTTTGTGCAACCCAATTTTCAGCAAGGGCCTAAAGAATTCAACGCCTATTACTTGCCTTATTCAGCAGGTGTAGTGTGGAGTTATAGCCTAGCCGATCCAGCCATAAGTGAACGTTTTGAAGCCACTGACTGGATCTGGCGCCGTGATGCACTAGAACCCACAGCGCAACGACTGGCACTCAATAGCATTGTGACTTTCAGTACCTATGTATGGAATCACCGCTACAACTACGAGTTGGCTCGACGCATCAAAGAAATCAATCCCACGGTATTGACTGTGTTTGGAGGACCAGAGCCTGCGATTACTGATCCAGATCTGTTTCGCAAAGAACCTTTCATGGACCTGGTAATCTGTTATGAAGGCGAAATCACATTCAAACGAGTGTTGGAACACTTTGAAACTGGTGACTGGGAATCAGTTCCGGGCCTGTTGATCAATCGCAACGGTGAGGCTGTGAAAACACAAGACGCCGAACGTATTGAAAGTCTTGAGCAAGTGGCCAGTCCTTACTTGTCAGGCATCTTTGATAAAATGATGGCGGACCATCCTGAAGTGACATGGCAAGGCACCCTGGAAACCAATCGTGGTTGTCCGTTCGCTTGTACTTTTTGTGACTGGGGTAGTCTGACTTACAACAAGGTCAAGCAGTTTGAACTCACTCGAGTGTTTCACGAACTTGAATGGATGGCACAACGCAACTTTGATTGGATCTCAATCACTGATGCCAACTTTGGCATGTTCCCTGAACGTGATGGCATGATTGCTGACAAGATCATTGAGATGCAAGAAAAGTATGGATCACCGCGCACCTTCTCTGTGGCCTGGGCCAAGAACCAAAAGAAGGAAGTGATTGATATTGTGAAGAAACTGCTGGATGCTCGAGGCTTCAATCAAGGTCTCACACTGAGTGTACAGAGCTTGGACTTGGATGTGTTGGAAAACATTCGTCGCAAGAACATGGAAATGAACAAACTCAACGAAGTGTTTGAACTGTGCGATCAACGCAACATTCCTGCCTATACTGAACTGATCCTTGGCTTGCCCGGAGAAACTCTAGAGAGCTGGAAGAAAAACTTCTATGCCTTGTATGACCTAAATCAACACACAGGTATCACTGTGTTCCAAGCTCAGTTGTTGGAAAATGCTGAAATGAACTTGCTACAGAAAAAACTGTTCAAGATCACCAGTCAGCCTGTGACAGATTACTTTGCTGGTTCATACAGTGTTGAACACATTGAAGAAAGCATTGATGTCATAACTGGCACCAAAGACATGCCTACTCCAGTGATGTTGGATGCACAGATTTTTTCGTGGTTCCAGACCACGTTTCACATCAATGGCTTTGCTACTATTGTGGCTAGATTTATCAACAAGTACCTAGGCATCAGTTACCACGACTACTACGAAGATCTGTTTGAATATGCTATGACTCATGACTGGATCAAAAAGGAAGCAGACGAAGCAAGAACATATTTTTCTAACTGGATGAACACTGGCAAAATTAATCATCCCAAGATTGGTGTAGAGATTCATGGTTGGAACATCATCCATCGTACCTCAATGAACATGCACCAAGAAGACCGTGTGGATGACTTGTATGATTTCTTGGAAACTTTCTTAGAACGTTATATGTTGCCAGCAGACCTCCTGGCCAGCCTCATGCGTCTCCAACGAAATTATTATATCAAGTATGATGACAGAAATGCCTATCCAATGAATTTGACTCTGGACTATAACATTTGGGAATACCTGAGTTTCAATCGACCTTTGGTCAATGAGCCTACAGTTTATCGTTTGGATTTTCCTGAAGACAAAACCATGAGTCTAAATAGATTTTTAGAGTTGTTTTATTTTGCTCGACGTCGCAACTTTGGCAAAGCCACAGTTGACCTAGTGGGTGCAGTTGACAGCAAAGCAACTCAGCGTGGTAAAGGTGCTGCCAAGGCACAAGGCTCGTTCTCTGTAAAACAACTAGCGGCATAATGCGCAGACTGTTTGCATTTGGTTGTAGTTTTACAAACTACCGCTGGAGTACCTGGGCCGATTGTTTGGCTCCCGAATTTGATTATTTTGAAAACTGGGGTCAGGGAGGCGGTGGTAATCATTACATATTCAATTCTGTCATGGAAGCCGACCAGCGGTACAAGTTTGGTCGCGGGGACACTGTGATTGTATGTTGGTCATCATTTCTTAGAGATGATCGCTATGTTGACCGCAAGTGGCACACTTTGGGCAGTATGTTTTCATGTCCAATTTACAATCCAGAATATCTAAAGACTCATGTTGATGATCGAGGTTATGTCATAAGAGACTTTGCTTTTATTAAAGCAGTCAAAGTATTGTTACAAAGCAAACCTGGTCTGAATTGGCGCTTTCTCAGTATGATTGATTTAAAAGCCGGTCCCAAATGCGAATCTGAGCCAGGGGAACCCAAAGATGTTATGACAGTCTACCAAGATGTTTTGGACAGTGTGCTGCCTAGCTACCAAGAAGTTTTGTATTCAACGGGATGGAAAACAGGTGATCCGCATCCTAGTCCTCAAGAGCATTTAGCCTATTTAGACACAGTATTACCAGGCTGGGTGACAAACGAATCTACTCGTGTTAAAATGCAACAAGAGAGCATCAATCTAAATAAAGATCCCCGCAAGTCGGGACTAGCAAAGGTAACAAGACTATGAAATTTAAAGTAAGTGAACTATTTTATTCAGCACAAGGCGAAGGTCGTTATGTGGGCGTACCAAGTATTTTCCTCCGCATGTTTGGTTGCAACTTTACCTGTTCGGGGTTTGGATGCAAGCCTGGGGAGAAAAGCGCCGAGGCAGACGAAGTGGCAAAGAGTGTACACTTGTACAAGACGTTTGAAGAGCTTCCACTTGTTAGCACTGGATGTGATTCTTATGCAAGCTGGCATCCAGACTTCAAGCATCTAAGTCCAACATACACAGCAGATGAGCTTGTGGACAAGATGGCCGCGCTATTGCCGCATGGCAACTGGCAACAGCCAAACGGTAACCCAGTACACTTGGTTATCACCGGCGGTGAACCACTGCTGGGCTGGCAACGTGCTTATCCAGAACTGTTGGACAAATTACACGAGCGTGGTCTGCGTCATATTACATTTGAGACCAATGGTACCCAAGAACTACATCGTGATTTCAAAACATATCTTAACAACTGGCTTGGTGAGATTGTGTTCTCAGTAAGTCCAAAACTAACGTTAAGTGGAGAGAAGTATGAAGATGCTATCAAACCTGACATTATTTGGGACTACGAAACCTATGGTATTACCTATCTAAAGTTTGTTGTGGGTCACATTGATGACTTTGCAGAACTTGATGTAGTTGTAGACGACTATCGCAATCGCGGCTTTAGCGGACCAGTATTTGTGATGCCATTGGGTGGTGTTGTCAGTGTTTATGATGGCACACGTATACACGTAGCAGACGAGGCGCTCAAGCGTGGTTATTGGTATACTCCAAGGTTGCACGTTGACCTTTGGGGCAACGGATGGGGAAAATAAATGTTTGATTGGTTCAAGAAAAAGCCACAAGCAGTAGCACCTGCGCCCCGAGAGCCAAAGGTCAAGGCACCAGTCAAGACTGAAAAAGAACTTGCCACAGAAAAGAACGAACCATACGTGGCAATGGTACGTATGGACATTGATCCTAACAACCTGCACCAAGGTGCGTTTGAACTTGATTGGAATGAGATCTTTGTGGCACGACTGGTTAAAGCCGGTTACATGATGAAACCTGATGATGTGGACGCTGACATTGTGGATCGTTGGTTCCAAAATGTGTGTAGACATGTGGTAATGGAAACCTGGGAACAAGAACAGGCCATAATCAAAGGTGTTGGACAATATGTCAGCACTAGAGACATCGGCGGCGGAAGAACCGAAGTGTCATGATATTCAATCACATCAAACAACTCAAACAAGACGGGAAGAAAATTGGCATCACTTTCTCAACCTTTGACATGCTCCACGCGGGCCACATTGCTATGCTCTCGGAAGCCAAGAATCACTGTGACTACCTCATCTGCGGGCTACAAACAGACCCAACTATCGATAGACCTGAAACTAAAAATCGCCCTATACAATCTATTGTTGAGCGACAGATACAGTTGGCCGCATGCCGTTATGTTGATGAAGTTGTTGTATACCAAACCGAACAAGATCTTGTTGACTTGTTGTTGATATTGCCAGTTGATGTTCGTGTGCTGGGTGTGGAATATCAACACAAAAACTTCTCTGGTTATGAGGAGTGTGGAATGCGTGGCATTGAATTGGTGTTCAATGGTAGAGATCATTCATTCTCCAGCTCAAGTCTGCGCAAACGTGTGGTTGCCGCAGAGACAGAAAAAGTACTGCTACAAAAATGATATTGTATGTTAACGGTTGCAGTCACTCTGCAGCCGCTGAAGCCGCAGTTCCGCATGCTTGGGCTGTAGATGATGGACAATATTGGGATCGTGGAACAGAACCACATCCAGCCAACCTAGCAGTCAGTTATGGCCGACACATAGCTGATGCATTAAATGCAGAACTAATCTGTCAAGCCAGTTCAGGAGGTAGTAACGATCGTATCATACGCACTACCATTGAATGGATCCAAAACAATTGGACCAGATTAGCCGATACATTTATGATTCTGCAATGGACTACTTGGGAAAGAGAGGAGTGGTTTCATAAGGGTACTTGGTACCAAGTAAATGCATCAGGTATAGACATAGTACCCGACGAATTACAAGAACGCTACAAGAACTATGTTATAAATGTAGATTGGAACGTTAAGACTCCCGAAGCACATGACAAAATTTGGAAGATGCATCAGTATCTCAAAGATCTAGGTATACGCCATTTATTCTTTAGCGGACACAGTACATTCAGTGATATCCAAAATTGCCACAACTGGGACAAGGAGTATATGCATCCGTATATTCGGGAAGAATCCTACCATAATTGGCTAAAAAACAACGGAGGCACCTATGCAAATGCCGCAAGTTACCATTTTGATGCCAAAAGTCATAGACTTTGGGCAGAACATGTGCTACAATACATCTACGACAACCAACTTGTGAGTGCAGATGAAATACCTACTAATTGATACAGCCAACATGTTTTTCCGTGCCCGGCACAGTGCCCACAGGGCTAGTGATACATGGACCAAACTAGGTTTTGCCCTGCATGTTACCATAATGGCCGCTAACAAAGTGGCCAAGCGTTTTCAAGCAGATCATGTGATTTTCGCACTAGAAGGGCGTAGCTGGCGCAAGGACTTTTACGAGCCCTACAAGAAAAACCGTGCTGTAGCACGTGGGGCAATGACTGAAACAGAAGCAGAAGAAGACCGACTGTTCTGGGAAACGTACGACGAGCTGACTAAATACTTGTCTACAAAAACAAATTGTAGCGTTATCCGTTGTGCCACTGCTGAAGCAGATGATATCATAGCACGTTGGATCTCTTTACACCCCCAAGATGAACACACCATTGTAAGTTCAGACACTGATTTTGTGCAGTTGTTGGCCACCAACGTCAATCAATATAATGGTATCTCAGATGAACTTTTAACCTTGGAGGGTATATTTGATGCTAAAGGTAACCGTGTCAATGATAAGAAAACTAAACAGCCAAAAACGATCCCGGATCCAACCTGGCTGTTATTTGAGAAGTGTATGCGTGGCGACACCTCAGACAACGTATTCAGTGCGTATCCTGGAGTACGTGAGAAAGGCACAAAGAATAAAGTTGGTCTCCGTGA